TAAGCTATACTATGTAAAAATTGTTCTAAAATATCCATTATGCCTCTGGTGTTTCTGCTGGTGGGGTTTCTTCTGGGGTTTCAGTTGGGGGAGTTTCTTCAGTTGGTGGGATACCTAAATCGGCTTCACCTTCTGCTCCTTCTCCACCTTTAACTCCATATCTTAAAATATTAGCTATAGATTGTGCTGCTCTTTCTTCTTCAGGTAAATTTAATAGGTAATATTTTTTACCTTCTACTTGAGCAATCCAACTACGTTTACCATAAATCAAATAAAAATTTTGATCATTTTTTAAATTAATTCTAAATGTGGTAGGACGTGGAGCAACCCAATCAATTGATGCTAAAAAGCTATCATATTCTGGGGTAAGTAGATCAACTAGAATTTCTTTTAATTCTGGGAATTTAGTTAGCTCATCATATTGTACAGCTTCTTCAGGTGTAATCGTTTGATTTGAATACACTTGTTTGATTAAAACCCTTAATCTATTTTGAAGTTCTTCGCGAGTCATTATTTTTTAAGTTTAGCTAAAACAACTTCTTTAATTTTTGCTTTCATGGCCTGTGAAGTAGAAATTTTACCTGCTTTTTCATCAGACATTCCTTTATCTTTTAAAGTATCGTATATTTCACCTCTTTTTTTAATTTGTTTTTTAGACATTTTTTCATCAAGAGCACCCTCTTCACTTGCTGCAGTTACTACAGCATCTATTTGAGGTTCTTTTGTTTCAAATTCAAGGTAATGTTTTACACTTGACATCATGTTTTTAGCAGTAGTAATTTTAGATTGTAACCAAGCAGGAAAATCAACTTCTTGTTCACCTTCAAACCCATCCATCATTTTATAAAGATCCATAGCATATTTACCAATTTGGTAAAGTTCAGCTTTAATCATATGCGGTTCATTATCTTGGTGTCCTACATCAAGATCTTCGTCTAAAGTAGATGTAAATTTTCTAGCTTCATCTTCGGATTGGAATACTTTTTCTTGTTCACCATCCATTGTTCTCCAATTAACAATCCAATAGGGGCCTTCTGGTGTGATTGAGTATATTTCATTATGGCCTAGATTATTTTCATCCAGGTCAACTCCACGTGCTTTTAAAATATCAGCTTTAGTTACTTTACCATCACCTGTTAAATCAGGGAAAGATTTTTTCTTTTCATTTAAAGGCTTAGATAAAGCCGCTTGAATCATTTCTTTTAATTTTTGTTCTTGATCCATTGGTTCTTCAGTTGTTGGTTCCTCAATACTATTAGCTGCCTTTTTTTTAACCTGGTTTACGGCAGTAGAATAAGCTACTCGCTCAGCCTCTCTGCCGTATTTTTTTACCAAATTGTCTCTTCGAGAATTAACGATGGCTAGAAATTTGTCATAAATTTCTTTTGATTCATCTGATGAAAATGCCTCGTTAATATTCATTTTTTAAGCTGCTTTGTCTTCTGCAGTTGAAGTTTTCTTAAATTCAGCGGCCAATTTTTTAATTGTATTAGCTGCACTACGTGCTCTACCACGAGCGGCTTTAGATGATTTTGAATGATCTGCTTCTAAAGTTACTACCGCTTCTTTGATTGCGTTTAAAATTTCAGTTGTGTTCATAGATTTTATTTTTATATAGATTTAATTGTTTACTGTTCTCCTCCACCAATATATTCGCTAACGAAAAATTTAAGTGTGTTTCCTACTTGTGTTTCAAGTTTCTCATTATTCATACCTTTTGCAATTTGAAATGCTTTCATCAAATGATCCATAAGATCAGCTTCAGTACCTTTCATATCAGCTGCAAGATCTTCTATACCTCCACCACCATCAACAGGTGCTTCATCAGCAGGTACATCTTCTATAGGTGCATCTTCAGCAGGTATATCTTCAGTTTCAGTGTCAGTTACTTCAACATCTGCTTCTTCGTCTTTTTTCTTTTTTGCCTCATCTAGGTCTTCATCACTATTTAATTCAGCAATAATCATCTCACGAATTTTATCGCGCATATTACCTTCATTAATACCATGAATATTAGTGTTTTTACCTATTATAGTATTTAAATTCTCTAAAGCTTTACTTTCTTTCAAGAATTTTTTTAAATCAAAATTATCTGCCATTTTTTATTTTTTATTATTTGGGTATAAATATTCGGAAAGTAATGTTCCTATTACTCCTACTTTTTGTCTTATAAATATCCATTCAGGAGTTACAACATTATGTTCGTCTATAAATGATATCCCCATCACACCTATTAAATGATTATTTAAATCATATAATCCAACCATACATAATGATTTTGTTTTAAATTGTGATGTTAATACATCTATCCCAAATGTGTTTTCTTCTACTTCTACATCTAAAATTTCAAGTTCTCCATGTTGATGTACTTGAGATAAAGCTTTACTAAATAAAGATACTGGGATGTTTTGGAATGTTGTTTGTAGGGGAGGGAGTACAGGGTTACATTTTTCATAAAATATAGAAAATTTCTGGATGGATTTTCCTGTTGGGTAAAAATGCCCTCCATTGTGGAATTGGGCTATCCAAACTCGATCACAATTTAATTCTTGCATTATGTCTTCTAATTGATGGTCAATTAAATTACTAGCTTCTAATGCTTCAGCCATTAAAGTATTTTTAGGCTGTTTTTCCATTTTTAATTTAACCCAATTAACAATTATAGGGCCAACTACTGCTGTTATTAAAGCAACAATTATAGTTGTTATCATTGCAAAAGTTTCCATTATTTTTTTAATGAATTTAAATAGTTAATTACTTCATCTAGGGATTCTTTAGCTCTTTCTTTATTAATCCCACCAACCCATCTTTCTACATCACCTGCTTCAGTAACAAAACTATCATTACTTTCTGATAATTTATCTTCTATAAAACTTTTATATTCTTCTATTTGATTGTCAATTTCTTTATTAAAGGTATCTCTTAAGTACTCTTCCCATTTACCTTCTAATTTAAGTTTAGTTTCAAATTTTGCTCTACAATCCAAGCAACAATTATATGATTTAAAATAAAATGGGTCTAATTGTCCATCCATTATTTGTTTACAGTCGGGACAAAATAAAGGAACAGCTGCTTTTTTAAATTTGTCTAATTTGGTAATATTTTCTTTAATACCATCTCTAATTGTCCAAGTTTTACCACCTTGTTCCCAAATATCACCTTCTTTATGTTCTTCTTGAACTTCACCATTGTATCCAATCCCAACTGTAGTTTTATTTCCGTGTTTACCTTTTATAAGGTTACGTAAACGTTCTACATCTCGTTTTTGAAATTCTTTTTTTAATACTGAATCTGACATTATAATCCTAGTTGTTTAAGTTGTTCTATGGTGCTATTTGCAGAAGTATGTAATATTCCTATTCCACCAGCTTCATTCCATCTATTAATAGTATCTTCTCTATCGTCTATAAGTATTTTATTTTTACCCGAAAAATCAGATTTAAATTTAGCAGGTCTAAAATAAATATTTTTCATCCCGTCTAAACGTTGAACCCAATCGCGTTTTCCTTCTCTAGATTCTGGGTTATATGTAGGGGCTGTTAGAATATAAGGGTTATATGGTTTAATATAGTTCCATAATTCTTGTCCTCCAGGTTGCCAATTTAAATCAGCCCAATATTGGTATTCGGTAATTCCTTTTTCCTTTAAACTATTGTTAAATAGGTTCCAAAACCCATCTCTATCTTGTGAATCAGCATGGCTAGTAGATTTACTAGTTAATTCTTCATATCCTCTATCAAAATCAACTAGTACACCATCCATATCACAAAAAATGATATATTTTGGTTTGATTGCCTCGTATAAATCTAATAGTGTAGGTGTTTTTTTCATATTAAAATTTAGGCAAATTTACAACATATCTTTTACTCGTTCAAGTAATTCTTCATTAAAATCAACTCCATGTCGAAATTTAAATTGTTTTTCTAATTTTTCTGTTGAAAATCCTTTATCTTTTAACAATAAGTAAGCTCCTAAATCAGCATCCATTTCATTATCTTTTGAATACGGGCCTGTATGTCCTAAAAGTAAATGGGCTATTTCATGTGCTTCAACAATTTTCATGTCTTTGAAGTCTAAATCAGAGTTTACAAAAACTTCACCATCTAAAATAATTGTTTTACTTTCAGGGTAATAAAAACCATATCCATACTCCTCAAATAAAGGTTTTAAATTTGGATAGTTTTCGTTATTTTTAAAAACAACTAATATGTTTGTATCTGGTTTGAAGTTACTGGGGTATAAAATTAGATCAGATTCTTTTTCTTCTTTTAAAACACCTTCAGTAATAGAATCCGTCCAATTTCTAAATATCATATTGCCTTTTTCGTAAGCTTCACGTTCAATTTCAGGTAAATCTCCGTCTTCGTTTGTGTTTTGAGTTGAAATATTACCTAATTTACCATTACAATTTTGTTCATGGTGAATCATTTCATGCGCAAATGAACGCATTACGTCTTTTGGATGACGATCCATTGTATATAATACTATAACTTGATTATTTGGATCATAATATGCTGTTTTACCAAAGAAATTTTCAGCATTTTTAGCATCGTCATCTACAAATTTAACTTTAGGTAAAGGTTGAATTTTCATTCCTTTACTTAACATGTATTGAATCAGTGAAGATAATGCTGTAGGGTAATTAAATTTGCTAGGTTCAGCATACATTACTTCTTCAATTGGGGTTTTAGTTAAAATAGACCAAATTTTATCTTTTTCTTCATTTGATAATTCAGTTGGAAGATATGTTTGAAATTTTTCTTTTTCTCCTCCAATTAGAGCTGCACGTGAATTAGTACCACTAATACGATTTTCTCCTTCGTCGGATTTAATTACTATTGTTTTAAAATTTGGAAATTTACCTTCTAAACTATCAAAACGTTTTAAATCACCTAAATCCATTTCACCTCGAATACCTACTACCGGGTAGAACATTGTGTTAGGATTATTTTCTATTATAGAGAATATATCTGATATAGGGGATGATTTTTCTGAAATCTTGATTTCAACGTTAGATGGGAGGTATTTTTTATAGATATCCCAAATTTGTTTGCTTTCTTCTTTAGTTACACCATCTCTATCTTTATGGCCTATTAAAACAATTACTTTATCAATGTTTGGGTTTTTAGCTACTTCATCTACTAAAGAAAAATGACCTACTGTAGGTGGTTTAAAACCACCAGGAACAAGAGCAATATTTTGTTGTTCTTGCTCTAAAATAGGTTGTATAATTGATTTAACTAATAAATTCATTTACTTTATTTTTTGCTACATCTAGTGTATCAAATTCACGTTCTATATTTAAGAGTGATTTTATTTCTTGATTTGTTTTTTCTTTTTCTGCCTTAGATTTTGCTAATTCTTCAGGTGATTTTTGTTTTCCTGTTGGTTGAGGGAACAATTGTTGAATCCTTTCAGGATTAAAAGATAAATCAACTTCAAAATCTGGGGGGTCATTGTTTAATATAATAATATTATTTCCAAATGCTTGTTTATATAAATCAATATTTTTTACTACACCTTCCCAACTTTTTAATACAGCACTTGTAGGTAAACTCCTACCACGTTCTGCATTACGTTTTAAAGATGTCATAGGTGATACATAAAGTAATACCATAAATGTATCATACCCCATTGCTTCTATATCTTCTTTTTTCTTAAGTAGTGGATTTGATGCAGCACCTGTGCCATCAATTATAACATTTTCTGAACTAGATAAGGTTTGTTTTTCTTTTTCTTTTGTTACTACTCTAGCTTTACCCATTAATTTAGCAGCAGTTGAGAGCTCTTCAGGTGACATTGAGGCAAAATCTTCTTTACCTAACTCTGTTTTTAATAGTTCTTCATAAACGTCATCTACGTTTATTACTTTAAACCCTTTAAGACCTAATTGATTAAGTATAGTTGTTTTACCAGATCCAGCAGGCCCCGCCATAAAAATGGCTTTAGGTTTTGATTGAATCTCTTTAAGTAATTGAACTAGACTTATCATAATTATACATATTATGAATTTCGTTTAGCTACTGTTCT